TCGTAATAGCGATTCGCGACCATTGGATACTCAACAACATATCCAGTTTCAGTCTCAGTATCGAACCTAGACATTACCAACTCTCCTGTTACCAACTTTAATAGAATGTGTGTTGGAACAGGTTCTTTAGATGTCGATGTCATAAATCTTGAAAGCAAACTCTTCTTCTTCATAAATCTTCTTTCTCTCTTTGAGATGTTGCATAGTATAGTTCTGTTTGGACTTCCATGAAAGGTCATCTGCTATATCAAAAAGAGTAACAGAATCTTTTATGTTTGACTTTCTTAACCCTCGACCAATAGACTGAAGTGTTTTGATCTTGGACTTGCCTGGTGATGCAAAGATGATATTGTGAATGTTCTTGATGTTAACACCCGTGGAGAAACGTACCAGAACTGGCTACGATAATCGCGCCATGTTCAACCTCCTGTCCCACTTTATTTGGTTTCATTTTTCTTATTCTTTCTTCTCTCTAGCATCATTGCTTTGAATGCAGGATCTTTCCAACGCTCTTTTAGTTTGCTACCGTCAGAACCTCTTTTTGGTCTATTTTTCATTTTTTCTAGATATTCAGGATCTTTCCATTTTTCTTTCAACTTATAGCTAGCGTCTTGTCTCTTATCTATATCACCATTCACTTCCGACATGGTTGTGACAAATCTACTATAAAAAACTTCGTCTGAGTATCGGTTTTTCATATATTCTGTGTGTTGCTTATGTCTCTCTTCCGACCAACTCATATTCTGCACTCTAACGTTATATTCTTCTGGTGTTAGATTCTTCCATTGTTCTCTAAAAAATACACTAAGATTTTTGCTGTGCAATCTTTTGATCCATCCATACTCTTTATTACACAAACGTCTATCACTATTATGATACATTAGCATTGTTGTCGCATATATCAGCTTAGGATTATTTGGGTGCATTTTTATCAAAAGCTGATGGGCAACATAGTGTTCTTCTGGTGTTAGCTTCACAAGATTGCTGGAATCATCAGTGCCACCTAAACATTTAGGAACAATGTGGTGTTTTTCATAATAATCATCTACATTGATGCATCTAGTCTTTCCACGTTGTACTAACTCTCCGTAGATTCTCGTGTAGTCCATATAACTTTGCCTATCAATGTTGACGCCTGTATATTACTTATACATTTACTGGTGTCAACATCATCATTTTCTGTAATGTTGTCAATTTTTTTCGTTGTACCATCCATTAGAGGTACGTTTTGGCCATCTTTTATTTTGAGAATGAAGTCATCAAAGTGTAATGATATCACGGTGTTTGTCTGTGTCTCTACCAGTTTACGTATTTCTTCGCGAACGTCACCGTCAACACCGCCATAGATGAAATGTATAGGTCTATCGCCAGCAGCATCATTGATTGCTTTATACAAGTCTTTGCCGTGCTTCTCCACGTATTGAAAAAGAAGTAGAGTATTACCTTTTAGAGATAGAGCAAGGTTCTTAACAAACTTGTTACGTGCTTGATTGCCAACAATGAAATCCATTTCCTGTTTGTAGTCATTGTCTTTGTTGACTTTACGAACTTCTTCTGCGTACTTTAAGACAAGTATCTTAATCTTCAGTTCGGCCAAATGCTTCTGTTCTATTAGATCAGCCGTTGATGCAACACGCTTTGCTGTACCAAATAGCCCTTCTAGTACCAGCTTATTCGTTTCAATGCCGTCTAGTGTACCAGTGAAACCAAACCGATGTTTGCAGTTGACAAGATTGTCCATGATTGCAGTAAGAGATTTAGCTTTGAAAAGATGACATTCATCACCCATTACCACATCATACTGTGAGAACCAAGACTTTGGTTGCTTATAGATTGACTGCCATGTTGAAATAGTAAACATAGCATTAGTCTTCTTATCAGCACCAGCAGTGATCTTGTGTACTAGTTCATCATAGCCATAAGACTTAAAATCATCTGCTAACTGATGAACCAAAGAAATAGTTGGTACAATGATTAGAGTTTTTTTAGCGTAATACTGTGCGATCATATAAATGATCAATGACTTACCAGAAGCGGTAGGAGACAGTAGGAGCGATCTTGTCTTACGTACTGCATGTGCCAGTGCAGCTAACTGGTAATCGCGTGGTGCGAACGGGAGGTTTAAGGATTGAGCAAAATCTTCAGCTTCCCTTAGTGAAAATGGTGTTTCGTTAAACTCATCACTAAACTGGACATCATATCCACGATTACGAGCGAATGCTAGAACGTTTTGAAACAATCCTGCATAGACGGTCTTTGTCATCACATTGAACAAACGAATCTTGCCGTCCCATAGTCTTTGTCTGACTAGAGGATGAAACTTGGCATTTGGTACCATGAACGTAAAGTATTCTGACAACTCCATAGCTAGACCGCTTTCACAGTCTACTCTGATGTGTACCTCGTTTACCTTTGTGATGTATAATGTGTCTGTCATTAGTTTCCGTTTTTAAATCTCTGCCACTCAATATAGTTGCGAACTATGAACCCACGCTCTGTGACGTTCTTGATGATCGACTCAAGCAATGCGGTCTTTTCTTTTTGATATGAAATCTTAAGTGTTAAGTTGATAATGTCTTGATCTGAATCGATATGCATCGGAATATCAGACTTAAGAATGGCGCGAGGATTTGGTTTCCATCCACTTTCTTCCAGTGTTTCTCGGTCTAGTGTACCCATGAAGTATTCAAACTTCAGGTGATACAACTGCTTATAATCTGCTTCTAACTTCCGAAGCTGTAGTCGTTCGTTTGAGAATACCTTGTAGTATTTATGATGTAGTTTTGGGATATTTACTGCAACCTGATCAATCGCAGTGGTATCAATCTCTGAGTCTTCTGCCCAGAGGTCATAGATTTCTTCAAGCTTCATTTCACTTCCTTATTACAAATGGCTTAGGTATCAGTCGTAAACACACTTTATGACTTAGGTATCAGTCATTATAGTCTGGTGTATGTGTACTCGCGATATGAAAACTCTGCTGTAGCCGTAACGTAGTTTACATCAGTTTCAGTGGAATCAAATCTGAAACCCGACAGTGAAATGGGGTTGACATCACTAAATGTGATCTTAAGATTTGGATTCATTGTACCATTCAATACAATCAAGTCCGCGTCTACCAGAACACCGAAACCGTTTGGTTGTGCATTCAATGCTGCATACTGATTGAAACTCTCTGGAGTACCAATACCAGTCATCCAGTCATAGATTTCAAAGTAGTTGTACATGTCTTCATCGATCTTGAATGTCAACGAGAATGTATCAAACGTCAATGGAGTACCTGGCAACTGCATCTTACCGAAAGGTGTCTGTTGATTTCTGCTAGTGCTTAGACTGATGCGAGGAAAATCAAAGCTTTGGGCAAAGTAGTCAACATTTGGATTCTTGGTGAGATTAAACTTATAACCAAGCGGGCTGAGAAAGTCGATTGATACAGGTTGAGTTGGATTTGTCATAAAACATCTTTCTTTTTGTATGGACCTCGTTTGATTCCAGTTCGCGCTAATCCGCTTTTTCTTCCTGCTTCATTCATCAATTCTTTTGGTCTAGATTTTTGTGCGATAGACTGTTTTTCTTTCCAAACATCACCCCTATTTCTTGCATTTTCCCTAAACGCGCATAGAGTAGCTTCCGAATACACTCCAGTTTTTCCTTTATTCCAGGGCTCTTTACCAAGTAGGATTTTAGATTTATTATCTTTCCATTCCTGAGTACGCTCGTATTTGCCCATTTTTGCGCTATTAGATTTAGGCTTCCTCATCTTCTGCCTGGTCTCTTCGGTGTGTTGCCATCCTGATATTCTGCCGCCGCTTATATTCTCTACGATCAGATTGGCCCATTCTTTAGATTCTACTATATTATTATCTTCGGAAAACTTGATTGCAAAATCTCTAGCTTCTTCCTCGTCATAAAACGAGAACAACTCTAACGTTTCTTGTTTAGAATTGTGTTTTTTTAGATGATCTTTCCAGTAGATTCCAGAACCCGTATATGATATGGGATCGGATCCCATTGTTTTACCGAAATATCTCAGTTCGCAGTGTGTGCATTTTTTCACATAAAGATGTATTGCCATGCTGTTACCTATCTGTTTTTACTTCACTATTTATATCAGATTCACCGTCAAATGTCTAGAGATTTATGCTTGACATTTTATGCGAATCGTGTAATATGATGATATAGACAGTGAAAGGAAAGATTATGAAAAAGGGCGAAATGCTAGGCAAAGTTCTCGTTCTAGCGACCAACGCACACAATGGCCAGTTTGATCGTGGTGGCACACCTTATATTCTGCATCCATTGAAGGTGATGCATTACCTGGAGACCACTGATGAAGAACTACAGTGCATTGCTTTGCTTCATGATGTCATTGAAGATACCAAGACAACCTGGAATGATCTGAAAGAGATTGGTTGCACTCAGCGAATCATCGATGCTGTAAAAGCTTTGACTAAGATGCCTGGTCAATCTTATGAAGAATATAAGGAAGCTGTGTTTAATAACGAAGATGCTATGCGAGTGAAGCTTGCTGATCTTCGCCACAACACCGACATTCGCAGGCTCAAGGGCATCAGCGAAAAGGACATTGCTCGTATGGCAAAGTACAATCAGTTCTATCTAGAGATTCAATACCATATTTCTGATTGACATTTATCGCGAATCTGTTATGATGAAAATATAGACAGTGAGAAAGGTTGATTCGTTATGTTTTATACTTTTAATCAAAACAACTCTGGTGGCCACTTTATGCACATTTCATCGCTCGGTATTGGTTTTGCCGTAGTCGTTGAAGCAGATTCGGCTGATGAAGCAAATATGCTTGCTGAGGACATCGGTATCTATTTCAAGGGCTGCGATGATGAACGCGATTGCTCCTGCTGTGGTGATCGTTGGTCGCGTGTTTGGGGTGATAGTGACGGCACTGAAACTCCTACCATGTATGGTAAGGGTGATCCTGTCAGGGGTGGTTGGGGCATTCCTAGCTATATTCACTACAAGAATGGCACTGTTGCTGATGTTGGAGATAAACGGTGAAAGTTACTATTGGTAAACCTGTTGAACCTGTTGAGGTTAATGTCAAGACTGTTTGTGTTCACGTTAAGGTTAGTGATGAAGGCTTTTATCAGTATCTTGATGATACGGGTGAAGTCGTTAAGGAACACGAAGGTTATCTTCCTTCGTTCTTTCCCGGAGACTACCATTGGGGCGATTATCTGATCTTGGATATTGATCTTGATACAGGTAAGATCATCAATTGGGACCCAGAACGGGTTCGCTCAGGTTTCGCGCGTGCTTTGGGTGTTGAAGAATGAAGCCACTCATTCACGCTAAAGTTTCGGTAAAACGTCATGGTGGTTGTGTAGAAGATTATCTGCCCATTCACAACTTTATCGACTCATCAAAGATTTCTATGCCAGATGTACGCCACCGTGCTATTCTGCATAGTTCATTTGGATGTTATCTCGCTGAACAGATGTTCGGTACATACATCACCAATGCTCAAGGCAAAGATGTGTCTGTACGCGACATTGCAGAAGAACACATTCAAGAAGACTTGGGCTTCATTCCCACTATTGAAAACTGGTTAGAAGAGATTCCACTAAAGCCTTGGATGTCTGGTGGAGCAAAGAAGCGTCGTGAAGAAAGGCTAGTTGACTGATGACTTATAGTAATCAAGAAATCTATGGAATGTTTCAAGAGGGAGAGTGCGCAATCATCGAACAAGGTAGTTGGATCGATGTCATCGAACAAGGTAGTTGGATCGATGGCGGTAAGCGTTCTTATCGCACTTCAGTTGTGAAGATTTATGCTAAGTTCTATGAGATTAAAGAATGTCGGTGGGGATCTTATTACACTGATTATGATTATGAAGATCCAGAAATCTATGAAGTTACTCCCAAAGAAGTTGTGATTACCAAAACTGTTTATGAAAGGATTAAGTGATGAGTGCTTTTGATAATATTACCAAGAAGATTGCTGAAAAGAATGCCGAAATCGATGCGCTTAAGAAGGCGTACATGAAGGAACTTCAGTCGTCATTCAATGAAATCATCAAGTTGTTCTTTGAGGAATGCCCCAAGGTTCAGGCTGTTGTTTGGTCGCAGTACACTCCATACTTCAACGATGGTGATGAATGCGTATTCCGTATCAATGAGCCGCATTTTATTGTTGATGGTTTTGATGTAGATGATCTGAAGGATCCTTATGAATACGAAGATGATGATGTATGCAAGACTTTGCAGTATAGCAGTTATCAGACTCTTGAAGAAATCCTGATTCGTTATAAAAATGAACTTGCTAAGCCAAGTGTAAGCGATTGGGTTAAAGGATACTATCCAACGTATATTGCTCAACTTGAAAAACAGATTGAAGATTTTCCTGGCTATAGTGATAAGATTTCTGCGTTTGTTAACTTGCTGAAGGATAACGAAGAAATGCTGAAGGAAGTCTATGGCGACCACGTTGCTGTTTATCTGACTCCTGAAAAGGTTATCGTTGAGGAATATAGTCACGATTAAGGGTTGACATTTTTAGCGAATCGTATATAGTGGGAATATAGAGAGCGAACGAGTGGTCTTTCGCAGATTGGCAGTCGCCTAAGTGGACTTCGCTCTCATATTTTTTTGGAGATTCGCTATGAAAGTTTTTGGTGCTGCTCTGTTCATTTTCGGCGGCCTTCTGATTGCTGGTTCTGCCAGTGCTGATGATTACTGGGAAGCATGTCGCCACGCTGTAGATTGTGTTGCAGGTGATCCTCCCANTGGTCTAGTACAAATCGCTGAGNTGACTTTTGGATTGATCTTTGCTATCGTTGGATGTCGTTTTCTGATGCTTGGCTTTGATCAAGACTAATAAATATATCTATTAGAGGAGGTCATGATGTTGGTTAAGCAGTATTCTCTACCTACTTTTAAACAAGGATATCGTGCTATCTCCAATACACGAAGCGAACTTATGAAACGATATCGTGCTGGTCAGAAGTTGGATGTCGAAGAGAAAGACTGGCTGGACTGGTCTGATATCGCGCTGGATCAAACTAACTAAGCTTTATGCGCTGGTATGCCGCCTGACTTCTAATCAGGAGAAAGCTAACTGGACACATGGGGGTTCGAATCCCTCCCAGCGCACCAGATTCTATATTCAATATTTCTTAGGGCTTTGATTATGATTGAAGGGTTGAACTTATGTATTCGAAGCACCGAAACTATCAATAAAGGCATGGGCGGAAGAGATATGCCTTTGTATTATCTTAAAAAGTGTAAGACTGCACTTGAAGTTGCGACAGTCGCATTAGAAGAAGCATATGCTTCTGATGATGCAACAGAAATGCGACATATCATTTCTAATGCTCTGGAAGCTTTAAAGTGAAGCCAGCCGCTCATAACGGCTAGAAGGCGGGGCAGTACCGTCACGGAGTACCAAAAAAGAAAGTTTGTAAGGACCCTTAGCTTAGTAGGCTAAAGCATTCGACTTTTAATCGAAAGATCCTGGGTTCGAGTCCCAGAGGGTCCACCAAACTAAGTGAAGGTAATTTATGATCAAGATCATACTTGTTGTGATGTTAATTTCGGTTGCAATAGCTATCATCAACGGTATATGTGATAAGGATGATAATACTGCTGGTTGGAGTTAGCAACAAGGATACTGGTGAAAATCCAGGCGGGTCCACCAATTTAATGCGCGATTAACTCAGCGGTAGAGTGCTGTCCTGACTCGACAGATGCCGGAAGTTCGATCCTTCCATCGCGCACCAATATTATTGTGAAACTCTAAAAGCAGAACTTACACCCAAGGTAAACTTGTGTTCGCTATAGCCAATGTCAAACTGTAGATTCTGTTTCTTAGGTGGAACCCATGAAACATAGATGCCAGTTTTGACCTTTGTGTCATAGTAGACAGAAGGCATGATTGTAAGTGTATCTGTTGGTGTAAAGTTGTATTCAGTCACATATGTCTGTGAATGTTTAGCAATCTGAACATCTGTACCAAAGTAAAAGTATTTGTTAAAAATATACTTTGATGGCACTTCAATGAAAACACCATTGTTATTATCGTATCCTAGCTTGGCTGATAAGTCAAACTTGTGATTATAAATGATAGCATACTTTGCACCAAAGCTGGTGTTATCTTTGGATACTTCTAAGTCCTTTGCAATAGCCATTCTAAACTCATAACCATCAGTACCTATTTCAGCCTGAAAAGTTTTAAGTGGAATGACGTCAGCATCGATACCTACGCCTGGTCTATCAGCATTGATCTGTTGATCTTCCGCGAGTGCTGGAGCAGAGAACAGAAGTGTTAGTGCTACTATTACTGCTTTTGTTCTACGTAGCCACATCCTGCTTTGTCCTCATGGAGTGATGTTAGTTCGACATGCATTGCTTTGATTTCAGCAAACTCGGCCAAGATCGTTTCGTGATCTTGCTGGCTTCTAGCTTCTGTCTTTCTGGCTTGAACTTCTTGACCTACCATGATTACACTAAGTAGAACTAGTTGAAGAAATGTCTGTGCGATCCATGAGATTGTAGCTGCAAGCCCAGCGTGAATAGCGTCTGGTAGACTGATTAGAGCCAACAAAGCAAACGCATAAGCACACCACATGGTGCCTACTGTATCTGTAAGGGTCACTGCAACCATGTCGTTGAACTTAGTGATGTTATCTTTGATAGACATGATTATACTCCCTTTTTATTATTATTTATGATTTAGAGAGTTTGTGCGGGCGTGGGGGAATTGGTAGACCCGCGAGACTTAAAATCTTGTTGCTTCGGCAGTGCTGGTTCGATTCCAGTCGCCCGTACCAAATAAGTAACGAATACTGCCCTTTCGTCTAATGGTAGGACCACGCCCTTTGAAGGCGTTAATCTTGGTTCGAATCCAAGCGCTTGGATTAATCCAAGCGGGGCATCCAAAGTTTAAAGGGGAGTAGTTTTGCTACTCCCCCTTTTTTTATTTACGGATTGTCCAAGCGTCTGTAGCTAACTTGGGATCTTCTAGATATCTTGCTGGAATCCAGAAGTGGCCATCGTCGCCCCAGTCTGTTCCCCAAGAGTTGCGTACTTCATAGTATGGTTCTACTTTACCATCTGCACCATGCGCACTAGGATCAAAGTTATTATCATAACCAATGACTGTAACAGCATGACCACCTAAGCATTGTGTCCAGTATTCTGGCATTGAAATAACACCAGATTGTGCAACTTCTGGCGATTCGAAGTCTTGATAGATTTGAATGCCAATAATGAATGGGAATCCATCAGATAGACATTGACGATATTCGATACCACTACCATCTGCTAGAGATGAGTAAGCAGAAATCTTGTTCTCCAATGCTTCTTGAACTTCGATTGCAGGAGGAGCAACAGCGAACTTTGAGATATCGTATGGCCAATCTTTTTCTAGACCAACACCTTGTAGATTTAGAACCTTGATTGCATCGCGAAGAAATGCACCAGAGTCATGCTCGACTGTGCCTTCTAGAACTCGCTCTTGATAATAAAGTGCTAGTCTTGAATATGGACCACCATCATGAACAAAGGTAAAGGCTGCTGTGGCTGCTTGTGCAGAACAAGAACCTAGTTCGCCTTGATCGTATGGCTTTTCTTTAAACTTGCTTCTAAGACTGACTTTATCTGGTAAAGGTGCAGCTTTAGGAGCATGAATCGCACTAAACTTCCAGTCTCTAGGATCATATGGGTCTTTAATGTAACCATATTTTCTGGTAGGCATGTGCTTTCCTTTTCTTATGACATCGCTTCCTGTGCGATGATGTGAACACCAACGTTTGCTGCGTTAGATCCCGTTGTAATAGCAACAGTCAACTGGTCAGTTAGGTTACCAGCAACAGTGTTATAGAGTGGGAAGAAATATGATAGATCGATTTCTTGTAGACCAGAACCACCAGCAGGAGCAGTGAATGCAAACACAACTTCACCACCTATCATTGCTGTAGCCGAAACGTCTCTCATTGCAAACGAGTAGTTTGACCCAAGACCGATAGAGTTTACAGTAGCACCATTAGCGAATGTAATACCATTTGCCTGTGTGATTGTACCAGCAGTTGTGTTTGATGTTGTGGTGTTTGCTAGTGTGTAGAACTGCGCACCAGTCAATAGAATAGGGCTTGAAGTTGTTGACGTAATCAACTCAACAATACACTGAGCATCGGCTGATAGATACATCTTCTTTGGTAGTAGCTGACCACGATTGATTAAACCAATCTGGAAAGGAGTACCAGTCATGGATGCAGTATTTGCAATAGGTGCACCAGTGATAATATTGCCATATGTAATGACTGTTGAGTTACTTGAAGTGATACGTCCAGTTAACCCTGTGTTACTTGTTCCTTGTGCAGGGAAGTAAATGTGACGACCAGTAAGTGTATTATTAGTATACGTATTGACCTGAGCGCCAGTCTGTGTTACTGTAGCAGGAGCAGATAGTGTATATGCTGTTGTGTTCACAAAAGATGTTACTGTAGTAGCAGGAATGCCCGTTAAGTTTGATGTAACAGTTTGCCCAACATAAACGTTTGCTGTACTACCAGAAGTGATAACAACAATATTATTACCAGAAGTATAGTTACCAATCAATGATGATGTTTGAACACCATCAAATGAGGTATTTGCTGTTGTAAAATAAAGTGTTGAGTTTGTGCTTGTTGAGTTGATGGCATTGTATGTTCCGTTGCCGCTCATTTCAATAGTTGCCATAGGGCGACTGGCCATAGTAAGAACAGGATAACGAGCAGTAGATCCAGAAACCGTTCTCTTAGGTGCAGTGTTTGACATACCATACGGATAAGTAAATCCGCGTTGGTCATCTTGACCACCTTCAATAACAACAGAAACACCATAGTGGAACATATCATTCTGTGAAGCAGTTACGCCAAGATTGCGCTGTTCATAACGAACTGGAAGGTTACCAGTACGTGACCATGGGCTTTCTTGTGCTGGAATAACAATGTTTCCAGTTTGTGGATTTGTCGTATTGATCGGACCTTTATTGCCGAAACCGATGTAATGTAGAACAATCCATTCACCATTGATGACTACACCCCAGCGTACCATACCAGCCCCGTACCAAGTATATTCTTGCCAGACCATCTGAATGCGCGACCAATCAAGAGAGTTGATTGTAGCCTGATCACCATTCCATGCTGGAAGAGGAACGCGATAGTCTGTTGGAACACCTGAGTTGGTGCCGTGATTTACTACACCTGCTTGATTGACATCTGATCTGACAACACAAAACATACCAAATGGATTGGCTTGTGTTGTGAACTGATAGCTGGTACCAGTTGTCGTTGAAGTTGTTGGTGAACTGATAGCAACTGCGGTACTATTGATGATATTTTGCACAACTGTTGTATATGGAATGTTTAATGTTCCATTAGTATCTTTAACAGTAACACTTGGATTGATGTTTGGTCCAGTTACTGGCATACCAATGTACATAGTAGCAGTGCTTGACAAACCAGTAATAAGATTTGAGTTTGCTGTACTGTTACCGGTAAATGCCGTAATAGAGTTTGCATACACAGGATCACCTTGTTCCAGGAACACACCATTGCCATCATCGAAGAAACCTACGCGCTGGCGCTGATTTGTTTGTGCTGTACCAAAGTTCAAAGCAGTTGACATGATCATAGTCTTGCCTGGCTGATAACGGTGATATGGGCGTGTCTGGCGAATAGTTACATCACCACTTGCTGTACCAAGGCGCATACGAACACCACCAGAGCCTGGTAGTTGCTGAATAGAAGAGTTGCTAGATGGACTAATAACATAGTTTTCCCAGCGCATTGGCTGCGCGCCATATTCAAAGTCTGCTTCGTAAATATTCTGGTGACGCGAAGTGCGAACGCGCCCTAGATTGTCCATCGAACCAAAAGTTGGTTTAGACGAGATACCTACTGGCTGAATTACAGAATTGTTTGCTGGTGTTTTAAATGTCATGAAAATCTCCTAATACACGCATAAGTCATTTGATACTGTATTTATATCAACAGATCATTAGACATAAAGAAAGGGGGAGAACCTTTCGATTCTCCCCCGAAGGTTTGTAATATATTTTATGTTATAGATTACTTATGTAGATTCGACTTTTGATTTTCTAATCTGTTTGTATCCTGGTGTATTGCCACGTTGCTTTCTGCCTTCAGCGTATGCAAGTTTCAAAGATTCAGATTTCTTTCTCTTGGTTTCTTCTGATTGCTTTTTGCCTTTTTGTGCATTGCTCATATTAACAAGCATCTCTGGTGTTTTGATGTATGATCGAGAACGTTTAGTTTCTTTGATTTTATCTTTTACTTCCTGTGGTCTAGGTCCGTTTGATTTGCCTGTTTTGGCTTCTGATATCTTTTGACCTACTGTTTTTGATATTTCTTCATTGTTAGACCAATGTGTATTGTTTTTATTGTTTAGGTTATAATACTTTTTGCCAAGTTCATCATTGGAAATAAGACTAAGCCATTTATACTCCTCATTGAACATTTCTTGTTTTGTTTCGATATTTGTTTTCAATATTTTTCTTCTGAAGTCTTGTGGTCTTATTCTATATGCCTGTTTCATCCATCTAGATGAACAAACATACGTATCATTTTCTGTTCCCCAATGACATCCCACATAATATCTTTTGTGTTTACGGTCATACCAAATGTAAACGAAACCATATTTCTGCATACAAAAATGCTCCCTTGATGTTATCGCGGGAGCATTAATG